ATGGACACCCCATACGGCAAGATTGTTAAAAACTTGATTGACGAGGGTGCAAAACTAGGAGTTTCAAGCCGTGGTATTGGCTCCTTGGAAGAGAAAAATGGAGTCAACTATGTCAAGGATGACTTCCAAATAGCCACAGCAGCAGACATTGTAGCCGACCCCTCTGCACCTGAAGCCTTTGTACGGGGCATCATGGAAGGCAAGGAGTGGGTTTACGAGAGCGGTAGATTGGTAGAAAGAGACATTGAGGAAATCAAAAAGACTATCCTCAAGACATCTTCCCGCAAACTAGAGGAAGCGAAAATCCAAGCATTTGAGCGTTTCCTACGGAATATCTGATATCACTAAATAAGATTTGAAACCTTTTAGGAACACCACAAGGAGCGAGTTCATGGACTCAATCAACAACGAAGAAGTAGAAGAAATCCTCGACAACGAGGAAGTTATCGAAGAGACCGAAGAGACAACTGAGGAAGTTGTTGAAGAGGAAGAGGTCGAAGAAACTGATGAAGACGCTATCGAAGAAGCGACTTCAGCAGAGAAGTTGAACGCCTCTGTAGCATCGGCCCGCAGGAGTGCTGACGCGGCTCCTTCAAAGGTCAAGCCATCAAAGGAGTCACCAAAGTACAAGGGTCTATACAAGTCAGTAGGCGGCGGTGCAGTAGTACCTGAGCCTGTTGCTAACGACTCTGCTGCTTCGGGTGACAAGCAAACAAAGAATGTTGATGCCAAGCGTTCAGGCAAGACTGAATCTGTAAAGGTTCACATGGATGCCATGTTCAGCGGCGAAGACCTATCAGAGGACTTCAAGACCAAGGCTTCAACAATCTTTGAGACCGCTATCAATGAGCGTGTAGAGGCAATCGAAACCGAACTCAAGGAAGAGTACGAGAATCGTCTTCTTGAGCAGGTCGAAGGTATCAAGTCTGACATGACTCAGCAACTTGATTCATACCTCTCATATGTCGTTGAAGAGTGGATGACCGAAAACAAACTCGCTGTTGAGAAGGGTCTCCGTACCGAAATCGCAGAAGAGTTTATGGAAGGTCTTCGTAACCTATTCCTACAGCACAATATTGAAGTGCCACAGGGCAAGGTTGACTTGGTAGATGAGATGGCTGAGAAGATTGATACTCTCACCAATGACCTCAACGAACAAGTAAACAAGAGCATCGAACTTAAGAGTACGGTCGAACAGTTGGAGCGTAAGTCACTCGTCACCTCAATGACAGAGGGCTTGGTTGATACCGACAAGGACCGTTTCGTTAAGTTGGCAGAAGGTGTTGGATTCGACAGCAATGACGAGTTCAAGACCAAACTACAAGTAATCCGTGAATCATACTTCGGCGGTTCAGGCAAGGTAAACCTTGTTGAGAACAAGATTGAAGATGATATGGACGCAGCCGAAAATGCACCCACCGATGTTGAGGAAACCCTCACAGAGTCGATGGAAGCATATTCACAAATGTTGTCACGCTTGAGTGCTAGCAGAGCAAAGGCTCCCACCAAGACCAACAGTAAGAACTGACACTACTAACAAGGTTATAACTTTTTCCACAGGAGAAATTTCACATGGAACTCACAATTTCTGAAGCCCTTCAGAGCAAGTGGAAGCCGGTGCTAGAGCATCCGGAACTTCCTGAAATCTCTGATCCATACCGCAAGGCGGTAACAACGATTCTTCTAGAGAATCAACAGCAGTACCTCCGCGAAGACGGTCCTGCCAACATCTCAGGCAACGACGGTGGTCTAGCCTCACCAGCCAACATGGCTCGTTGGGACCCCATCCTCATCTCACTCGTTCGTCGTAGCATGCCAAACCTAATGGCATACGATGTCTGTGGCGTTCAGCCCATGAGTGGTCCAACAGGACTTATCTTTGCTCTACGCAGCCGTTACAACAACCAGTTCGGTAACGAAGCCTTGTTCCAAGAAGCCAACAGCCGCTTCTCGGCTAACAAGGCTACCGGTCTAACTGGCGTTGGTTTCGGTCAGACAGCAAACTTCGGTGGCGTAACTGCAACCGATACCGACCCATTCTACAATGGTACATTGGGTTCAGGAACCGCAGGAGATTTCGGCTTGGGCGGCGGTGCTGACCCATTCCTCGGAACCGCAATGGCAACCAATATCGGTGAATCGCTTGGTTATCCAAACGGCTCACAGGAAGCAGGCAACCAGTTTGCACAGATGGCATTCAGCATTGAGAAGGCAACCGTAAGTGCTCAGACCCGTGCATTGAAGGCTGAGTACACGATGGAACTTGCTCAAGACTTGAAGGCTATTCACGGTCTTGATGCAGAGACAGAACTCGCCAACATCTTGTCAAGCGAGATTCTTGCTGAAATCAACCGCGAAGTCGTTCGCCGCATCTATGTCTCGGCTAAGTTGGGTGCTCGTAGCGGCCTAACTCAGACCACAGGCGTATTTGACTTGAATGTTGACTCCAACGGTCGTTGGTCAGTTGAGAAGTTCAAGGGTCTACTCTTCCAGATTGAGCGTGAGTGCAATGCAATCGCCAAGGAAACCCGTCGTGGCAAGGGCAACTTCATCATCTGCTCGGCAGATGTTGCTTCAGCCCTAAGCATGGCAGGCGTACTTGACTATGCTCCAGCATTGTCAACCAACCTCAATGTAGATGACACGGGTAACACCTTCGCAGGCGTACTCAACGGTCGCCTCCGCGTCTACATTGACCCATATGCTTCACAGACTGCCTCACATGAGTTCTTCTGCGTCGGTTACAAGGGTTCAAGCCCATACGATGCAGGTCTCTTCTACTGCCCATATGTACCTCTACAGATGGTTCGTGCAGTCGGTGAGAACTCATTCCAGCCGAAGATTGGATTCAAGACTCGTTACGGTCTAATCCACAACCCCTTCGTCTTGAAGTCAGATGGTACTGTAACAAGCAACCTAGAAGACACGGTTCGTCGTAACATGTACTACCGTATCGTCAAGGTAACGAACCTCTTCTGATTCGTCAGATTAGGAACAACTAAAAACATGGGACAACGCCTCCGAAAGGGGGCGTTGTTCTTTTCTAAATACTTCTATGGCAGACAAAGACTACGGACTACCCTCTTTCATCAGTTACGGGTCTCTTCAAAGACAGCCGCCAAATACTAATTTAACGGCTCCAACAAACTTTGTTTTTATTTTGCCCAAGGTTCCAAACTCGGTGTATTTCTGCACATCAGTAACTATACCCGGCATGAATTGCTCCTCCATCTCAATAAAATCAGGTAGAGGGCTTCCAGTAAAAACACCAAGTTCTGAAGTTGTTCATGGAGATTTAGTGTTTACCTATCTCATCAATGAAGACATGAGTAACTATGATGAACTAATGACTTGGTTTAGAACTATGACCGCATTCAGAGACTTCACAAACTTGGCGAACACCAGAAATTGGATGAGCGAAGAAGGACAACTAATCGTACTTTCTGCCAAGAAAAACCCTGTGGCTAGATTTACATTCAGGGGTCTATTCCCATCAAACCTTTCGGGTGTAACTTTCAATAGTGCAGACGCAGAAGCAAACTCCTTGATTGCCACATGCACTATGCAGTTTACCTACTACAACATAGAGTCTCTATTATGACTGAAAAAGACTACGGCATACCAGACAGACCATACGGTGGTATACAGGGGAAACCGAAAAACACCAATCTGTCTGTACCTCAAAACTTTGAGTTTCAGATACAGAAGATGCCAAACTTCTCATACTTTATTCAAAGTGTAGCCGTGAATGATATGGGTGGAGACCCGAAAGAAGCAGACTTCATGTTGGGACCCAAACTAAAACTTCCTGCTGCGGGTGCAAGAATAGGAAGCCTAACTATAAACTTCCTAGTTAACGAAGACTTCACCAACTACTTTGAAGTGGTCAAATGGATGAGAGAGGGTACTGCGTACACAGACTTCACGGAAGTAAAACCCTTGCTAGAAGTGTGGCATGAAGCGTTTCTCATGTATCTGACCAACAAAAAGAACCCATTTAAGAAAGTGACCTTTTACGGTATATTTCCTACAGAATTATCGGGATTTGAGTTTAGTTATTCAGACACGGAGAACAAGCCGTTGGTAGCGACCGTTAAGTTCGCTGTCAATGACTACAAGGTAGAAAACCTTTGACTTTGTGGTTATCTGTGGTATAATCTGCCACATGAACATAGACAAACTGCGTGAAATAGTTGAGAAAGACATCGCCATAGACAAGACCGAATTGGGTGATGAGTCTTCTCGCATTCCACAGTTGCACAACAAGTACCTGAACTTCTTCCACGATGAGCGATTGGTTCTTCACAAGATGAACGCCAACCTCAAGGAACTACGCAAGACCAAATGGGAATGGTTCACGGGTAAGTTGGACCATGAGCGT